TGAGCTAGTTGCCGGGTACGGTTCTGATTCTAGCTGCATGCCAAGACTCCTTAAAGCTGCAATAATGCTTGGGGTTGGCAAGTGGTTTTACGATCCGGCACAAGAGGGCTCAGCCTTGCATAGTCAAGAGATCGCATACGAAAAGATTGTAACTCTCTTGATGAGGTCATCATACCCGTGAGTATCAGGAAACGGATCGGCTTCAGACGTCACAATGCTACATTCTATCGCCATAATGGTACTGTCGATGACTACGGTCAGAAGACATACTCGGACGATAACCAGTGGGACGTACTATCGCAAGGTTGGCCATGCGAGCTCGTTACGACTGTTGGCGGAGAAGTCCTCCGTGGCAGAATGGTAAACGAAAAGACAACACACGTAGCCTTCGGAGAGTTCTTCGGGGTTGGGTCTGTTGGAGTAAAAGACAGATGTGTCATCAATGGTATCAAGTACGGCATAACATGCGTATCAGATCCTGACGGCATAAGCATGGAGGTCAGAGTAGAACTACTTAGCGAGAACAACCAGTGACAGTATTAAGAGGATTTAGCAAGGCAGCTGCAAGGGTCTCTAAGGGGAGACAGCCAAAGAGGGCCGGTGTCACTATAGTTGGGATCGATGACAAGGAGTTTTCAAAGCTTTACGATCAACTAGGTAAGGATCTATACAAGGCGAACAGGGCAGCAGTCAAGGCTGCTGCAGAAGTAGTTAAGACAGAAGCTGCTGTGTCTATTGCATCGGTTGCGGAAAAAACACCGGGGCAGAGACATATCGGAGACTCAGCGAAGACCAGAACAAGATACAAGTGGTCAAACTCAGTGAGAGCGACAAGGGCGGCTAACCTTCAGGGTGGTCCGGGCTCGGCGAAGGTCAGGGTCAAGGTACTGAAGAAGATAAGAAGAAGTAACATTGCGGTAGCCCTAGTTGGTATGGACTACTACGGAAACAACTTTGGACACACACACGAGCCACTTCCGGGAAAGAAACCGGCTCTTATTGACTTATGGGGATCTGGTGTTAAATACCAGCTCCCAAAGAGGCCTTGGCTTCTTCCTGCGGCACAGATGACAATGAAGACTCAGATGGCCGTTATTAAACTTACAATTAAATCGTTCATAGGATAGACATGGGCATAGCAACATCAGTAAGGGCAATCATTGCCAACGATCCAGCTGTCCAAGCTATTGCTGGAGCAAGAATATCAATCGATGTCATGACAGAAGACACGGAGATGCCGTCACTGTTGTTGTACATTGCATCAGAGACATCTGAGGATTGCCTCGACGGGTTCGTCGGGTTTGAGAATGCAAGAATCAGAATCGAGTCATACGGAGAGAATCGCTCTCAGGCTGACTCACTACATGCTGCCGCAAGGTCAGCACTTAATGGCGTACGCGGCATGCATTATGGGACGATGATTAAAGGCATCTCTCAGAATACAGGCAGAGCATACTTGGTCGATAGGCCAAACGACGGGACTGACAGTTGGTTGTTCCGTACAATTCAAACGTTTGAAGTTACATACAACTCCTTCTAGAAGAGATCTAAACAATGGCTTACATTGGCATGACCGGACAAGGCACAACTGCCGTCCTCACAAGCGGAGCAATCGTTGGTTGCGTTCGTTCACTTACACTTCCTGAGCTCACACAAGAGAAGATCGACGCATCTTGTCTTTCTGACGTTGGTTTCATGAAGTACGTTGCTGGCGACCTGACCGAGCCGGGCGAAGTCACAATGGAGATCATCTTTGATCCTTCCTTCGACTTCACTGGACTTGTTGGTGCTACCGACACGCTCACGATCACATTCCCACTCGGCGTTGACACGAACACAACGAACGCAACTCTGGCCGGAACCGGCTTCATCACTAGCTACAGCCTTCCAGACCTTAGCACCGGCACACTGTCGACTGTTTCCGTTACGTTTTCATTCGATGGCGACACTGGCCCAGCTTTCACGGGAGAGGCTGCATAATAATGATTATTAAACTTGAGTCCTTTGTGTCCACCAATCTTGCGACAGGCGAAGAGCAAGTCTTGCCGCAATACAAGATCGTCGTTGACGGTTCAGTTGTTGGATACAAGGGCTGGAAGTTTGGCACACCATGTTGTTTCATCGGAAGATTATCCCCATTGGACAAGTCTCTAATTGAAGACGAAGTCAATGGCATTATCGGAGACGGTACGGTTGGTGTCATGCCTCTAGAATACGATCCTAGTGACCAAGACGAACCACACGTGGAGATTGACGATGACTTCATTAACTAAGAAATCCCTATTCGCTGCTTGTAAGCTTGACATTAAAGAGCACAACATCGAGGGGTGGGGAACCGTTTACCTGAAGACCATGACAGAAATGCAGAGAAGTTCTCGCATTGCTGATATGTTCACAGACAAGGGCGACCTCAAGCCTGAAGCAAGGCTTCGTCAACGAGTGAATGTCTTGATTGACAGACTCTGTGACAAAGACGGAAAATCGCTCTTCAACGAAGGCGATGCAAAAGACCTGCTTAAACTTGACGCTGACAAGCTTGATGGCCTGTTCGAGGCGTTGGATAAAGTTATCGACGAAGACGAGTCGGGAAACGCATAGGCAGAATTACACGAATCAGGAAACACCTGTCCTCCAACGATAGGTTGAGGTGGGTGTTTCAGATTTGCAAAGACTTGGGTATCGATGATCCGGTGCACTGGTTCAATAACGTAAGCCCTCTCTTGGTCGATCAGTGGATCGCCTATTACACTCTAGAAAAAAATAAACCTTCAGACTCCGCTATGAGTCCAGAAGAAGCATTGAAAGTATTATCTAATGGTTAAGTCTACTCGTGTTGGTGCCCTTCGCTACGATGTCACTACGAACAGTGATTACTTCCAGCGTGAGATGGCCAAGAACCATCGAATGACTGCGAATCTTCGTCGCGCAATGGAACGAACTAGGACACCAATCGAGAGATATAACGTTGGCCTCTTGAAGCTTGACAGGGCCCTTGAGAAGGGGACGATTGATTCTAGGGCATACAAGTATGAGCTAGACAGGCTTAACAGGGAGCTCAAAGAAGGCTCGGTAATGACCGACCTTAACAGCGCTGCTATCAACAAGAACTCCGCTGCCAAGAGGCTCAACGCCAAGGCAACACGCGGAATGAACTGGGCAAACATTGGTGGCTCAGCTGGGTCAGCGCTTGGTGCCGGAGGTGCTGGTGCCGGCGCAGCTAGGCTCGGTGGTATTGGCATTGGTGGTGGACTAGGGGGCGGAGCACTCGTTGCAGGCATTGTAGGCATCTATGCCACAGTTAAATCGCTGAAGGAATATGCAAAGATTGAGGCCAGCACAGCTGAGCTCCAAGTGTACCTCGGAACCAAGAAGGGTCTAGAGACTTCTTCTGTGATGCGAAACATTGCTGCCAACTCTGCACTGACGACCCAGCAGCTCGTTAAGAATGCTGCTGTACTGTTGTCGTACGGCAATGAGTTTGAGGATCTGACAGACTTCACAAAAAGGCTTGGTCAGGCATCTGGCGGCGACACGACGCAGTTCAACAATCTCACCAAGGCGTTCGCTCAGATTAACGCCATGGGCAAGCTTATGGGCCAAGAGAAGAACCAACTTGTCAACGCTGGTTTCTCCCTGAAGCTGATTGCCAAGGTTGCTGGGATCCAAATGAAAGACTTCCAGAAGTCGATGGAAGAAGGGTTGATCACAAGCGAGATGGTCAACAAGGCGTTGATCGATGCAACCAGCGCAGGCGGACTGTATGAGACAAGGCTTGACAGGCAAGGCAACACCTTGGCTGGTAAGTGGGACATCATGATCAACAATGCGAATGAAGCGTTCGCAACCTTCGGTGAGCTCATGGGCAGCGACGCCAAGGGTATGTTCAGCGGGATGACCGAGTACTTCAAAGAAGCTGCACGCAAGCAAGGTGCTGAGAATGAGATAAACTCACTAGAGAGTGAGACAAACAGGATCCTAAAGCTTATCGAGTTCAACACTGGGGTGGCAGCAAAAGATAGTGTCACAGAATCAGAGTGGGACAAAATGATTCAAGAATCATTTGTGACAAAGTATAGCAAATATGGCGAGAGTACCACTGGCCAACAGGCTGGGGCTGACTTTTACAAGAACATGGGTTTTCAAGACCACACTTGGACCAATGGAATATTCGACAGCATAGCCAACGGAAATTGGGACTTCTTGGACCTACCTGAAACAAGAGAACTAAAAAGACGCGCCAGAACGAGCAGGGCTCAGTATGGCTTAGATTCGGCTACAAGGCAAGCAGAAAAGCTTGGTATCAGGACAGAGATCGACCCTGAGAAGGGCACCAAGGGCGGCGACCTTGTTGACTCAAGGTCCGAGGCAGCAGCAGATGCATCTAAGAAGAGCTCAAGTCTGTCCAGCACCGACTTTGGCGCAAACTCAGTTGGCGAATACAACTACATTCGCGACATGATGAATGGAAACAACTACGAAGAGAAGTCGTTCTTCCAGCTGAAGCAGATTGCGGAAAACACAGCACCCGGTCAGAAGATGACTGAAGCTGTTGCTGACGGCCTCAGGAGAAGGGCAGGAACCATTCAGAGAAACATCCTCGCCGCAGAAGCAAAAGCAGCTGCTGAATACGCTGCATCTCCTGCAGGGGTAGCAGACAGTCAGTACGAGGACATCTCTGGCCACGATAAGGGCGAATGGTCTGGCGCTGACATGGCGTACAGGCGTGCATACGACGACGCAGACGCATCTGGCGACGGGCTCCTGACTGGGACAGAGATTAGCGAGTACGCTAGGCTTGCCAACAAGTACATTGAAGAGTATCGCCAAAACGAAAAAGCAAAGAAGGCTGACGATAATTCAGCGGCCAGAAAGTCGGCAGTTGACGCGGCAACAACCGCAACAGCCACAGCAAAGTCTGCTACCACACTGGGGCAGATCCTCACCGCTATTAAAACAAAACCAGACCCAAAACCAAGTGACACCGGAGTTGCAGTTTAATGACTATTCTTGAAGACATAACTTACACCATATGTGAGACAGCACAGTCGGTGTCTGGTGCATCCAGACAAGACGAAGAGAAGGTCAGCCAGACTGCCAGCGTTGGCTATCAGGTTATCGTTGACTCACTTGGGGCCGACGAAGTGACCGAGATATTGCCAGAGAATATTTCAACAGAGCTCATCAGGACAATCCCTGAGCTCCCGCTTGTCAACGGCTCGACATACAACTATGGCGGAACGTCGAACCCATACCTGATCTGTTCAGGCAAAACAATAACAAGAGACGAAGACCATCGCCTGAAGTTCGACATACAGGTAGACTTTACAACCACAGCTGAATCGGATCAGGAGCAGGAATCAGGGTCAGACCCAGAAGACCTTGATGACATTACACCGACAGTGTCGGGTGTCATTGGATACATCGAGAGGCCAATCTATGTAGACAAGGATGGTATACAGTGTTTTAGACTCCCATCTGAGACCCCATACCCATCCCCTGTGATGGAGAAGGTCCCTACGCTGACCCTGACAATCACTCAGTACGAGGCCAGTATAACCTTCGCCCAGATGATTGCACGCTCTTACAAGCTAAACGACGCAACATACAGGGCAGCTGGGCCGCACAGCTGGATGACTGGCCCCGTCAAGGCCTCTACCGTTAAGGTGAAGCTTGCCAGCGGAGAAGTGACTGCCGCCAAGGTGACATATACGCTGACACTAAGCGAGGCGTCGTTCATTGCTGTAGTAACTGGAGAGCCAGCTACCGCAACCGCTGGTGGTGAATTCTTCTACGGCCACTCTACAACCAAAGCACTGGTTGACGCGTGGGCTACCAAGTCGTCGTCTGGCGGTGGTGGTGGAACACCTGAGTCGTCTGGCGGAAGACAGCCAATCACTGACGAAGATTCAGATGAGCAAACTACTGGATACATTTACAAAGACGGGTTCCAAAGGATTCCGGGCGCAGAGGGAGATGGGTCAGAAGACAGACCATCCTATAACGTGCACAGAACGCAGAAAGCAATATCATTCTCTTTTCTTCAGGCATAATTAGATGACACTACATGGTTTTAGAGATAAAGATACCACGGTAAGGCTTCGTGACTTCAGTGACAAGATACTTGCAAACAGTCAAATATCTTCACCTAGCCCAACAGGTGTCGAAAAGAGATACTGCAAGGTTGTTGCAGGCAGCGGAGGGTCTGGGCCAATTTCAGCGGCAGGCCTTGAGTCTGATCCCCCGGAGTTAGCATTCGGAACTGCCATTAGGATGATTGTGCTGGCCGATGGGTCAATGGAAGAGAACGCCGGATCCCATACCATGGACATCTGGAATACCACTGACGCAGAGATCGAAGCCGACAAGATTGTTCAGGTGGTCAGGGAGGGCCGCAAGTGGATGGTGATGCCTGCTGCCGTGGCAGCTGAGCCAACGAAGAGGCTTCGCTTTCAGTTAACAGAACCAATCCAGAGAGACGACGTAGCAACGCCAAACTCTG